GGCCTTTTCCTTCTTCGGCTCCTCGGGCTTGGACAGCTTCTCGAACTCTTTGAGCTTGTTGGCTTTCGCGTTGTAGTCTTCTCGGAGGCGTGCGTACTCCGCTTTCCAGTCCTTCTCCGGGGGTGCCTGGTCGGCAGTCGGAGTTGAGGCGGCGGGCTGGGGGTCTTGCGAGTCAGCCGCGGGAGTATGAGTTGCTTCGTCAGCAGGGGTCATGTGGTGGGGGGAATGGTAGAGCCGAAGGCTCTGGCTTGGGCGGGATAGAGGGGCCGCCCAAAACGCAGCCTTCGGGTTGTCATGTGCTCGGCGCTGTGAAAGGGCGGAGTGGACGGAATTGTCCGCCATTCCTTACGCAACGGTTAGCTTGCGACGCCTCTGTTGAGGCGGTAGAGTCGGGGCGTGACGAAGCTCCGCGTCAACTTCGGCGGCGACGACTGGCGTGTTGATCTCAGCGTCGAGGAGTTCGAGCAACGACTCTCCGCGGGGTCGGAGTTCATCACCCTCCCGCTGATCTTCTTCGAAAAACCCCACGCCACCGTCCGGGTTCGTCCCAGCCAGATCCGCTACTACCTCGAAGAGCTGTAGTCGGCGAGGAACAGCTTGTAGTCCCTCACCACCTTGCGGACAAACGATGGGGTCTTGTATTCGAGTTCCCGAGCGACCTTCGGGACGGAGCGGTGGACAATGTAGCTGCGCACGATGATGCGCTGCACGCGGGTGAGGCCGTCGGGGATGGGAAACTCACTCACTCTTGGCAGGCGGAAGATACGGGTTCCGCTCCTCCATGGCCATCTGGCCGGGGCTCTTATCGATTGGCAGGTCGTTGACCTTGGGGTTTAGCGACAGGCGACGCAGCAGTTCCTTGAACCGCAGCGCGGCCTGGCGGGACTCCTTCGAGTGGCTCGTGAGGAACAGGATCTCGCACAGCTCACAGAGTTCCCTCCGCTGCGCCCTGGAGAGGCTGCGAAGGTTCGGGAGCCTCTGGGGGCTGAGATCCAGGTCCGACAGGCTGAGCCTGCGGAACGGGAGGAACAGTCGCGCGAGCCTGCTGGAGAGCCAGTTCTGCATTGGTGGGTTGGGTAATGGATTGTTCGGCCTCCTCGGCGGCTTTGGCGAACTCCTTCTGGAGTTCCGAGCCCTTCGAGGTGTCCTTGGCGACCTTGCTCTCCTCGATGCCGGCGAACTTCAGGAACTCGGCGTCGAACTTCTTCATGTCCACGTTCGGCACCTGCTCCTCCATGCCCTGAACGCCGTTCGTCTCCAGGAATCGCTGGCGGAGGTACTCGCCCGCCTTCGTCCACATGTCCACGTCCTGGGCCTTCAGGTCGCCGAGCATTCTCTTTCCATCAACGATCACGTCCGGCAGCAACCCCTGCTCGATGTACTCGGTGGGGTACAGGTACTCGCCCACGGTCGGGACGTAGGTGACGCCGTTGGGCTCGGGGTTCTCGACGAGCGTGTTGCTGGTGCCGCTGGGGTCGAGCTTGCGCCTCTTGCTGCTGCTGAAGTCCTCCTTGATCGAACCGTCGGCGATGGGTATGTACTGGTGAACGCGCCTCTTGGTCGGCTTGCCGTCCTGGTAGTCCTTGTAGTCCTCGGCCGTCCCCTCTCCCGAGGCCAGGCGGTCGGCGATGCTCTGGGCCTGCTCCTCGGTCAAATCTTCCCACTCCTCGACGGTCAGTTCCGAGAGGATGTTGGAGAGCAGGAGGGTGGCCATGCGCTTGAGACAGCCGTTCTCCAGGGACCGGATCCGCTTCTCCGCCCGCTGGTTGTTCATGCGGATGCGCTGGGCGAACTCGAACGCCGTCTTGCTGGTATCTCCCACGAGTTGCTGGTAGTTGATGCCGGTAAGCCACACGCAGAGGTTGTTGAGCCACTCCCAGAAGACGGTGTTCTCCCCGATGTTGGCCTGGCCCCAGGGCGAAGCCGCGACTTCCCCGTCCAGGAACATGCCGCTGTAGAAGCTCATGTTGTCCAGATCAGGAGCGCTGACGCCCTGCGGGTTGTTCTTGTAGCTGAGAGTCACCGTGTTCTGGAGCCGTAGGTTGTCCAGGCTCATGTTGAACATCGCCTGGAACGCGTCGTCGGCGCCTTGGATGAGGCGAGGGATGCCCATGCCGTAGACGGCGTGCGTCTTCAGGTTGGAGTCGTACTGGTCGTTGTTGATGCCGAAGCAGATCGGGGTCAGACCGAGGACGTTGGAACCGCTGGACCGCTTCTCCTTCCTGCCGCCCTTGTCGTAGGTCATGCGGGTGATCGAGAGGGGCTTGTCGAAGATCGGGGCACCGATCTCGTCCTCCGGCGGGTTGACGGCCTGGCCCTCGACGACGCCCATGAACGGCACGGCGTAGATGCGGTAGGCGTCCTGAATTTCGTCGTAGTGGGGGATGACGTAGAAGTGCGTGCTGCCCATCGCCAGGAGCTGCCTGATGACCTTCTGGTCGAACTTGGGCGTGCCGTCGATCGTGAGCACGTTGGCGTAGTTCTGCACGAACTGGTTGTAGGTCAGCACCTCCCCTCGCCCGGAGACCGGCACGTCGTCCGGGTCCGCGACGTTCGGGCTCCTCCAACAGTGGAACGGCGAAATCTGCCGCACGCCCACCTTGGGCCGTCTGAAGTCACGCACGACCTTCGAGACGATATCCCCGCTCTCGTTCTCGAACCGCTTCGTGCGGAACGGGAGCTGGGTGTAGACCTCGTAGGCTCCTGTCCCCAGCACCATGAAGTCCGTGATGAACTTGTCCTGGTGGCTTCGGTAGTTGCTCTGCGAAAGCACCATCTTGAGGGCGGCCTTCCAGAGGATGACCTTCTTGTAGTCCGAAGGCCCGAGGGGCGCGAAGTCGAAGTCCGGCTCTCCCTCCGTCATCATCGAGATGCCCGTGTCGATGATCATGCGGGCGAGGCCGATGTAGATGTTGCTGATCCTGTCGTCGGATGAGCCGTCCTGGATGACGTTGTACGTTCTCGCTCCCTGCTTCCACTCGTCGTGGTATCTCTTCTGATAATCCCGCATCCCCTTGATGACTTCGTAGTCTCTCTGGCGCTGAAGCTGCTGGGATTCGGAAAGGTCAATGGCCGTCTTCTGGGCCTCATTGTCTTTTGCTTGGAAGTAGAAGGGATACGAGGGCATGGGGGGCGGACGTTACCCTCTATCGTCCCTATCTTGCCTGGCTCGTGCGACAACCGCAAGGCCCCTTGACCTCCGTCGTCTCGTTGCCGCAGTACGCGCAGCGGAAGACGTCCTCGTGGAACATCTTGATCTCGTCATCGAGCCGCTTCTGCCCCGTGTTGTACCATCCGGCCTTCTGGATGAAGAGGATTTGGTACAGGGCGTCCTTCTTCTTGGCCGGGGGGTCGCTCTGCCGCACCCACTGGCTGGAGTAGAGCTGGCCCTTGATCTTGATGGCGACGCACGAGTGCGTCTCGAACTCGGTGGGGGTGAGCACGAAGGCGGACTTGTTCAGCGGCCTGTCCTCGTACACGGCGAAGATCTCCCCTTCGGGAAGAGCTTTCGTGTTCTGGAGGTCTTTCGGGGTGAGGTGCTTCATGGCTTGCGGAGTTCGCGGAGGATTTGCAGGAGGATGGCCGTGTCCCAGTTGAAGCCGCCCGCGAAGCCCGCCTTCTCGGCGAGGTCGGGGTCAAGCAACTCGTCAAGAATCTGCTTGCGGCGGTCCTGGTTCCAGGGGGTGTCTGTCATGCGGCCCTAGCGTACACCCGCCGCCTTCGCCCATCTAGGCAATTGGCGTTGACGCCGTTCCTCGGGCTTCTTGAGGGGCAGGAGCGACTGCCCGATGGCCATGAAGGCGTCCGCCCCGTGGCTCCAGGGGGTGTCGTGGTCGGGCTCGCGGCTGACCTTCCCCGTCTCCTCGTCCACCTTGTAGGCGTACTTGCGCAGGCACGTCAGGCCGTCGGCGCAGTTCACCTTGTCGAAGTAGCACCGGTCGAAGATCCCGCGGGCGGCGTCGATGGCCAGGGCCTTCTTCGGGATGCGGTCCACGACCCGGACGTTCTGGCCGCCGAAGGCGTCCTGGGCCTGCCGCTTGATCGTCTTCTCGGCCGCGATGTGCTCGTTCTCGGCGTCGTGGGGCAGGTAGTGCGTTCCCAGCGTGTAGCCGGTCTCCTTGGCGACCTTGACGTAGTGGCTGAAGTGCTCGCGGTTCTTCTCGTAATACTTCAGCAGGTGGAACTCGTAGCCGACCTGCTGGACGAACCACAGGGCCGTCTTGTCCCCCCGCCCGAGGTCGTAGAAGACGTCCACGGGCTTGCTCTTGTCGTACGGGACGTGGAGGATTCTGCCCTGGTCCTGGGCGGCTCGCATCTCCTGCTCGAAGACCGCGCCGACGACGGCCGCCAGCGGTTGGCCCTCCCAGATGTGCAGGTACTTCGGGTAATCCTTCTCCTTCATCGCCTCCATCTCGGCCCGCAGGACCTCGGGGAAGAACGGGTTGTCGTAGTAGTTGGCCCGGACGACGACGGAGTTCGGGGGCGGGTTGAGGACGAGGTACTGGTACGCGGGGTCCTCCTCCAGCTCCGGGTTCATGGTGAAGTAGAGCTGCGAGTCGGGGGCGCGGACGGTCGGGAAGAGGATGTCGATCGACCGCTGGGACAGGCGGTGGGCCTCCTCGACCCAGAACTTCTTGATGTTGTGCATCGAGCGGATCGAGTCGATGTTCCGGTTGAGGCCGACGAAGCTGAACTGGGTGCCGTTCTTGCCACGGATCTCGGTCGTCAGCACGTCGTATTCACTCTTGATGCCCATGTCCTCGATGAGGTACGCGAGCATGGAGTGGACGGACTCCTTGATGGAGTTCTGGAACTCGCGGCCGCAGACGATGTTCTGGGGCTCCTCGATGCCGTCCATGAGGAGCTTGCGGCCGACCGACTCGCTCTTACCCGACCCGCGGCCCCCGATGAGGGTCTTGACGCGGTAGGGCAGGAAGATCGGCTCAAAGACTGCCGGGATGCGGATTCTGGGGGTTTGCATGCGTCAGTTCGACGACGAACCCCTTGACCTTCTCCCCGCCCGAGGTGATGTCCTGCTGGCTCTTCTCCGCCATCCCGTGGTTCGCACTCAGGAGGAGCTTCGCGATCGTCGGGTTGTAGTGTCCGGCGAGGCCGTTGTCGATGAGCCGCTCCTTCTGCTCCGCGTCCAATCGGCTCAAAGCGTCAAAAAACTCGGGGTGTTGGTTGGCCCAGTTGTCGAGGGTCTGGCGGGTCACACCGAGGTACTTGGCGAAGCCCTCCCGCTTGGGGAGCTTGACCTGAACCCTCTGGCCGTCGTAGAAGTCCTGGCACTCGCCGACGTACTGCACGAGCTTGTGACAGACCGACGGGTCGTACTCGCTCGGCCTGCCGCCGGGGTGCTTCTCCTCCGGCACGGGCTTGAGGGTGGTGGGGTCAGGAGTCATTGGCTTGGGTGGAAGGGCCGGAGGGCCAGCAGTGCTTGCAGATAGCGACCTGGTCTTCAGAGACACTCTTCGCAAAACCGCTGCGGTCGTGGCAGGTGCAGGAACAGCCTTCTGCGTTCTGGGGGTCGGTCATGGCTGGAGTGTGGCAGAATCGGGAGAATCAGGCAACGCTTCGCACTTCTCGTGCGTCACGGGGCAGCTCGGGGGCGGAACGTAGTCCGTGGTGGTCATCGTCCAGTAGTGGGTGATCGCCTGGCCGTGGCACTTGCAGTGACGCTTCGTGTTCAGGTAGTCGAACAGACCGAGGGGGAAGGTGCTCATGCGGTGGGAGGTGGGGGGAACATATGGGAGAGGACTTGCTCGACAATGTACTCCTCAGGGTTTAGGTCAGATTCGTAGCCTGCGGCGAGACGAGCAGCTTCCTCTGCCGCCGCTCTCCTCTCCTGGGCGATGAGGGCTTCGAGACTCTCTGCTACGTTCAGAAGGTTGAAGCGGCCGTCGATGACCACGAAGTCGATGTCATCGTCGTTGAAGAGGGCAAGCTCGTCGAACAAGGCCTTGGCGACCTTCTGGCGCAGGGATGGCGGGGGGTTCTCAGTCATGGCGTGGGTGGGTAGGGGCGTTCGTCCTCATCCTCGTACACGGCCAGCTCCTCTACGAGGACGGAGTTGAGGTGCAGGTAGGTTGCGGCCTTCTGGAGGGCGTCCATCTGCTTCATGTGCTTGTTGCCGAGGACGACGCACTGCTCGTTCGTGGTGATGGTCAGCAGGAGCGGCTTGTCCACGGACTGGAGGAGCGGGAAGAGCTGGTCGGCCAGGGCGTCGGCGTCGAAGTGGTCAGGCATTGGAAGAGGGGTGGAGGGCTTGGTGGGCGATGCCGTCCACACTGCGGAGCATGTCCTGAAGGTTGCTGAAGGTG